AATTTTAACAAATTTAGAAATTACATTTTCTTTTATTTCCTTTTCATTTAGAAAAGTAATTAATTTTTCTTTATCACATGCCAATTTAGCAAATTCTTCAGGTAGCTCATAATCAAATTCTTTGAATATCTTGCGAGAAACAATGTAATCAAATTTTTCGCTATTTTTACCAACTACTTTCAGAACTTCTTCTATACATTTGTGTTTCTTGATCAAATTGAAAGATGTAACAGGTCCTATCTGAGCAATTGGTTCTGTATAATCACACCCTGAAAGTATACAAAAATCAACAAATGAATCCATGTCCATTTCAAATTTAGACAATAAGATGTCAGTGTCTATCTCAGTAATGTATCTTGATATTCCAGTTTTTAGAATTTTCTTACAGCCAAATGTTGTGGCATCAGTGTCGTCCGTCACTGTATAATCTACCCGTCCATTTCTTTGCAAAAAAGCACAGTACTTTTCGGCATCTTCTGGAGCTGTACAGTAAGGTATTCCAGACAATTCAAGGAATTCTTTACATTCCTCGATGTCTTTTTTCTTTATAACAATAAGCTGAGATGTAATTTTTTCTACTTCTTCATTTATAAGTTTTTCTTCTTCATTAGTCTCTGGAATTCTTGCTCTCAGCTGTTCAAGACGGACATACATTCTTTCTTTATTTGCTTGCCTTTTAACAAGTACACTCTTTTTAGCCTCCGGTGGCGTACCATCAAATACAAATACCGGTAGAATACCGTTCATGAAGTAGTACTTAATTCTATTTGCTATGCCTATGATATGTGAATTTGGAGTACGAGAAGCATATTTAAATTTATACAATAGTATGCTACAATCTACAGCTACTTTAGAACCTTTGTATAAATTTATTTCTTTTTCTGAAATAGCATCTGGAGCATATTTCTTAATAAGATTGTTTAAGCCTCTGATTCCCATTTTGGAATTTACATTAGTATAAATTAAGTTTTTAAGTTGAAATATTTTCTGTAAAATTAAATGTCCCTTATAATCAAATCTGGAATACATTCTGCCTCGTCGTCTGAAGTATCACGTAGATCTAAAACTCTCTTAGGTGGTCTTGGTGGTTTATATTTTGGATGCGTCTTGATGTCATTCTCTCGATAATATTCAACATCCTTCCAGAATTTTTCTAAAATAGGTAAATTTTCATTTAACCAGCCGTGATCAATTTTAACTCTGACAATGTTCATGACGTCCGGTGGTTTATATTCTATAAAATCTGCATCTTCTAGATTACAGATAAACATATTCAACTGAACCTGAGGATAGTAATACGCAGGGATATATCCAAATTTAATAGGTCTCTTATAAGGACATTTTACTTCAAGAAGAATAGGTCTTCCATTTTCTTCTTTAGACATTGAAACACCGTCTGGTGAACCAGCTAGCCAGTAATAATCGCTACAATTGTGTACATCTTCGTGAGCTATAAGTCCGAAATCATGGTTTTCTTGGCCTGTAAGTTTACAGTACTTATCAATTGCCTCGTCTTCGTATTTTTGACCATGTAAAGTGGCTACATTACCTACAAAAGGTTTTGGATCGTGTCCACATTTCTTAAAGAGAACTTCATGTGGTCGTTGATAAGGATTTAACCCGAGAACTGTACCTGCGTCTGAACTTGTCAATTTACCCTCTCTTTGTTTAAACCAAGCTTCTGATCGCTGTTCATGCTGAGGTATAGACTTTAATTTATTTATCTTATCCATAATACATTTAATAATACAAGCCTTTAAATAATCTTCTTTAAGTTATTTTAACTTTTTAACAGTGACACTCACGGCATTTTTCTTTCTTAATTTTTTAGGATCTTCATCCGCTGTTTCTTTTGTTTTGTTTTTATCGTACTTTTTATTACAGTAGTCCCATAGCTCTTTTGATCCTATTCTAAATTTTCTATCAGGTTTTGCTCGATACCAATAAACACAGTCTTGTATGTTATTACTTTTTGAAGTGTTATCTAAAACAAGACAATCGTATCCTTCAGTACAAGCATTTAAAACATCTTGAAAAACACTGAATTGTGGAAAAATACCGAAAAAATTCTTATAAAGTTTTTCTTGATTTTGAATAATATTTTCTCTTAAAATGAATACATAGTCTATATTTGCTCTAAGATCAGGGGGTAAGTCCATACAATATTGCATTGTTAACATAAATGTAATTTTCCAATGTCTTCCATTCATGAATATGCCGCGAATGTTGGTATCTCTGATCATACGTTTATCATACATACAATCGTCTAAAAGTAAAAATACATCATTATCTTTCTTAGGATCTTTTCCATTTATTGACTTTTTTTGTCGTGTAATCACTTGTTGAATAACTTCAGGTTTAAATTCAGAATGTATAAGTAAGTCTGGAATAAAACTTGAATAAAAAGCATTTCCATCCTCAGTGGCAGATATAGCAACACCCGCTTTAATTTTGCGAAGATGATAAAGTATATCTGCGACTAATGTACTTTTTCCTGTCCCTCTCTTTCCTATAAAGACGCATGTGGCTGGTCCTGATCCTACAGTACGTCTTTCCTCTATTCTTTTGGGATTAAACTTAGATAAGCTAATCGACATCTATAATTATTTAAAATTATTTTAATATTTGATTTAGTCCCAGAAATTTTCTTTTAATAATACATCGCTCTCGAGTGTAATATACGAATAAAACACACTAGACAAAACCCCTAACGTAAACGAAATTAATATTTTACCCAAAGTTCCAAGAGTGTCTTCTTCCGGATCTACGTAATTAATACTTGCAAATGAAATGCCCGTTACAAGTAAAATTATTAAAATTATAGTTAAATCAACAGTATAAAAGTCTAAAAACGCCATTTAAAATTTACATAATAAAATAAATTAATTTATTCAACTTAAAAATAAAATAAATACACTTTATATATTTGTATGGGTGTCACCGTTAAAAACAATACTGTTCTCAAGAATTTACTTCAGATGGATTTTGGAGAAAATTTTGTATTCATAAAATTCGGAACAGATTGGTGCGTACCATGTCAAGAACTCGATAAAATTCTAGTATCTTTTCCAAATAGTATGTTATATCACGTAAATCTAGACAATGATGAATTTGATAATGTAATGGAAGAATACAATTTTACAACAATGCCTTATACTATTATAAAGTTTAAAAATGACTCGCGCAATTTTAAAGGAGTTATAACGGAGGAGCAAATTAATAAATTAATTGATGATATGAAATCTTGAAAGGGGGTTGTATATCAAAAATTACAAAAAATTATCCGGTTTAAAAAATTAGTGTATATTTAAACCAGATAATTTAACAATGGCGGAAAAATTCAAGAAGTACACGCAGATTGAACACATTTTAGCACGCCCTGGTATGTACCTCGGTGATATAAAATGTGTAAATTCTGAAATGTGGAAAATTGAAGAAGAAAAACTGAAATATAGTATGTGTAACTTTAACCCGGGAATATATAAACTTTTCGATGAAATTATTACCAATGCTTCAGACGAGGTGCAGAGAAACGGAGATGTTAATTGTATCAAAGTAGAAATTTCTCAAGAAAAAATCAGTGTGTATAACGATTCGGGTATCCCCATTGAGATACACCCGGAGTACAACATTTACATTCCAGAACTTATTTTTGGAAATTTGCTTACATCGACTAATTTTGACGACTCGCAGAAAAGAACTACTGGCGGTCTCAATGGTCTAGGAGCAAAGCTTGTAAATGTATTCTCGACCGAATTTGTAATCGAAACCTGTAACTCCGGTAAAAAATACACGCAGAAATTTGAATGTAATATGTCCAAGAAATCTAAGCCTGTTATAACTGATAGCAAAAAAGGAGAATACACTAAGATATCATTCAAGCCAGATTATGCTCGTTTTGGAATTTCAGAGATATCTCACGATACCCTTTGTATTTTAGCCAAAAGAGTATACGACATCTGTGCTATTACTCCAAAACACGTTTCAGTTCATCTTAACGGTAAAAAATTGAATATTAAAGACTTTTCCGATTACATCTCAATGTACATTGGAGATAAAAAGACAGTTCCCAGAATTATTTGTGAGCAAAATAGGTGGCAAGTTGCTTTTAGTCCGAGTAATGAATTCAAATGCGTTTCATTTGTAAATGGAATTGCTACAACAGACGGCGGAAATCATGTCGAACACATTATGATGCCGCTCGTTAAAAAACTAACTGAAATAATTCAAGAAAAACACAAGAATATTACTATCAAACCCAATTACATCAGGGAAAATCTGTTTGTATTTATCAATTGTAAGATTGAAAATCCAGTATTTTCATCACAGACAAAGGAGAAACACATCACTAAAATTTCAGATTTTGGCAGCAAATTCAATCTAACTGACGATATTGTAAAAAGTGTATTGAAACTTGGCATTCTTGATAGTATTCTCGCTCTCGCAGAAGCCAAAGAAAAGAAAAATATCTCAAAGACAGACGGAAAGAAAACTAATAGGGTCATCATTCCAAAGCTTGATGACGCAAACAAAGCAGGAACAAAAGAATCTAAATTGTGTACTATTATCTTTACAGAGGGAGACTCAGCTAAGACTACCGCTGTATCCGGACTCTCAGTTGTCGGCAGAGACTACTATGGAGCTTTTCCTCTCAAGGGTAAGATACTTAATACACGAACAGCCACTTATTCTCAGATGGCTGGAAATACTGAAATTAATCACATTAAACAAATTCTTGGTCTTCAATCTGGTAAAAAGTATAAATCCGTTTCAGAACTCAGATATGGTAAGATTCTTATCATGACTGATGCTGATACAGACGGGTTTCACATCAAGAGTCTTCTGGTCAACTTCATCAGTCACGGTTGGCCAGAACTTCTTAATGAAGACTTTATAAGCTCATTGGTAACACCTGTTATCAAACTTACAAAGAAAAGTGAAGTAATTCCATTTTACAATCTAAATGATTACAAGGAATGGAAATCTAAGAATGACGCTTCAAAATTCAAGGTAAAATATTACAAGGGTCTTGGTACTAGCACTCAACAAGAAGCTAAAGAGTACTTTAGATCTATGAAAACTCTCAATTATAAAATAACAACAAACGAAGATTCAAAGTCTCTTGTTTTAGCTTTCACAAAGACCGAGGCTGATGCTCGCAAAAAGTGGATATTACAAAATATCAAATGCCCGAAAAGTCTGGATTACAATTCGTCGGATGTTTCGGTAAAGGACCTCGTTGATAAAGAACTTGTACTGTTCTCAATTAGTGATAACATCCGTTCTATTCCAAATCTTGTAGATGGAATGAAACCTTCTCAGAGAAAGATTATCTATGCCTGTATCAAAAGGAATTTGTATTCAGAAATTAAAGTTTCACAATTATCTGGATATGTGTCAGAAAAGACTAATTATCATCACGGCGAAAATAGTCTAATGGATACTATTGTTTCTCTCGCGCAAAACTTCGTGGGATCAAACAATATGAATCTACTAGAACCTGTTGGACAGTTTGGAACTAGACTTCTTGGAGGCAAAGATGCTTCTAGCCCAAGGTACATTTTCACGCATCTCTCAAATGATTTCAAAAAACTTTTCAATGAAGATGACAACAATATTCTTGATTATCTGGAAGAAGATGGCGACCCAATTGAACCAACCTTCTATGTCCCCACATTGCCTCTAATTCTTATCAATGGTGCATGTGGTATTGGAACAGGTTTCTCTTGTGATGTTCCGTGTTTCAATCCAGAAGACATTAAAAAGAGACTTATAGATCTAGTGATTGACGAGGACGCAGATATTCCTGAAATGACCCCGTGGTATAAAGGTTTCACGGGAACTATTAGAAAGACAGAAACTAATAAATGGATCACGCAAGGAAAATACATAGTAAAAGGAAATGTTATAAATGTTACGGAACTTCCAATTGGAACATGGACAGATGATTACAAAACATTTCTTGACAAATTAGAGACTGAAGGAACCATTTTCAGTTACACGAACGCGTCCACCGAGACATCAGTTAATTTTAGCATTAAGTGTCCGTTAGAGAATGTGATAGAATGGACACAGAATAATGAAACACTGAAGAAATTGAAACTTATTTCACATTTATCGGCGAATAACATGTACGTATTCAATGAGAAAAATGAAATAGTTAAAATGGAATCTCCTGAAGAAATAATCTTTCACTTCTGGAGAATCAGAAATGAATACTACAACAAAAGACAAAAATACATATGCAACAAACTAAGCAATGAATTGAATGTACTAAATGCTAAAATTAAATTTGTAACTGAAATCATGGAAGACAAAATAACTGTATTCAAGCAAACAATGGAATTTATCGTTTCCCAGTTGGAAAAATCTGGGTATCCTAAGATTTCAAATTCTTATGAATATCTTACAAATATGAAGATTCATTCGTTCTCTAGTGATACCATTGCAAAACTAACAAATACCAGGGACAAGACAAATCAAGAATACGAAACAATGAAGAATTATTCCCTAAGGAATTTTTGGGAAAATGATATTAAATTTTCCTAAGAAAATGACATTATTTTTAAAAAAAAAATATATTTATTATATTAAAATTAAAAATATGAGAGCTATTATTTACGCTATTGTTTTGGCAGTCGTTTCGTGGATGGTATTCGGCAGTATGAATGAGCTAACCTCCGCTCATGATGAGGGTGGCTGCTGTGGTAAGGTCAACTGCGGCGCGAGCCAGTTCACTAATTTGATCTGGTGGGCAAATCTTATGATTGCTATCGTTGCCACTGTTGTCGCTCTATACGGTGGTGCCCGTATGA